CTATATTCCGGTGGCTAAACATTTCGGGCAGCAGACGTACGAGGCTGTTTCAAAACTGAAGCCAACAAAGGCAAGACCTGAAAATATTGAAGATGATTACTGGTTGACATGGGTTGATAAGATCATAAAAGGTTCTTTCGGAAAGAGAATCACATGGATAACAGGCACGACGAAAGATGAGTTTATCAGGATCGTTGATAAAATCGCTGGTTATGGGTTCCAGAACGGTATCGGTATTCCTGAGATTGCAAAACAGATCATGTACGAACTCAACATATCAGAACGCTATCGAGCAGAAAGAATTGCCAGGACAGAGGTAATATCTGCAAGCAATATGAGTTCACAGGCCGGAGCATTGGCTACCGGCATTCAGCTGGATAAGACTTGGATTGCAAAGATTGACGACAGAACACGGGAAAGCCATATTGCAGCAGACGGCGAAGTGGTTGACATCAACGAATTATTTTCAAACGGACTATTGTTACCAGGTGACCCGAATGCAGATTCTGAGGAAGTGATCAATTGCCGGTGTGCTGTCGGGTACCTGTCGAAATCCGATAGTGACTATTCATGGGGAAGAGAAATTTAACCAATATGAACCTGCTCAAATACATAACCAGCAAAAACTACCGTGAAAATATCACGGACATACGCCGCATCGAAGCCGCTAAAAAGGAGGCTGACAGACTCCACGCCGCAACAGGATGGAAATATTATGTTCTCGCATGGGGCAATGAATACAGGGCTGTGAATATGACATGGGTAAACAGGATGAAAAAGCTTGGAATGCTACCTAAGAATTACGATTCCGTGAGGCTGGAAAAATATGCTATTTACGTAACAAAGCAGAAATGAAAACGATAAACATAAAGGCTTTCGGTGGTCACATAAAAGACGTTGACACGAAAGGCAGAACGGTAACAGGTTATTTTGCAACATGGGGGTTCTCTCCCGATGGATTGCCGGTACCTGATTCTGACGGTGATGTGATAATGAAAGGAGCTTTTTCTAAAACTTTGGCACAGAACGGGCCAGGGGCAACGAACAGAATTTGGCACTTGTTCAATCACGACACCGGAAAGCCTATCAGCAAGCCTTCAGTTCTCACAGAGGATGACAAAGGGCTGTATTTTGAAACACGGTTCCCGGACACGCAGCTTGCCAACGACATTCTGAAACTTTACGAAAAGGGCGACATTACCGAACACTCAATAGGGTACAATGTCATCCAGGCACGTGATGAAGGAAATTACAGTCTGCTTCAGGAAATCAGACTTTGGGAAGGTTCATCCGTGCTATGGGGTGCTAACGAAAACACACCGACAACAGGTATCAAGGCAGAGGAATTTCAGGTTAAAACAAACCTGCTGAATGAGTTGCTCCGCAATGGTGAACTATCGGATGAAACTTTTGAAATGATCGAAAAATTACTCAAAGATATTCGGGCGATGAAGGATTCCGGCAAAACCGATCCTGAACCTGAAACCAAAGAAGCTACCGGCGATCCCGAAGCTATGAAACTAAATTTTTACAAACTTTTAAATCGTCGAAAAAATGACTGATGAAGAAAAGAAAGCCCTCGAAATCGAGGCCGAAAAGCTGGAAACGAAGATGAATAAACTTGTTGACCCGCTGATCGCAAAACTCGCCAAGCTTGACCCGGAATCAGCCGAGTACAAGGAAACGATGGCGAAAGAAATGAAACCGGTGTATGAAAAGTTCCAGAAACTACAGGAGCAGTACGATGCATTGGATGTGAAACTTCAGAAACTGAATGTTGCTGATGAGAGCCTGCCGGTAGCTGACCAGGTACTGAAACTCATGGAAGCTATGACATGGGTGAAGGACTGGAAGCAGAGTAAACGAGGCGGAAATCTTGATCTTAAAGGCGTTGACTTGATGAATACCAAATCAACCGTTACCAGAGTCACAGATACCATTCAGCCGCAATTTACACCTTTGCAGTATGTTCCTGGTTACCGGTTCCATATCCGTGACCTGATGCCGATAGGTATTGCCACGTCGAACCAGATTTGGATGCCGTATGAATCGGCAGTATCGAACGGAATTGCAAGGGTCGCTGAAGGAGCATTGAAACCTGAAAGCTACCCGACACCGTCAGTTGTAAAGTGGGCTATCGAAAAGATCGCTACCTGGATTAAGTTCTCGGAAGAAATCCTGGAAGATATGCCGCAGTTTACAAGCTACATCACAACTCGCTGGATTGAACTCCTGAAACAAGCCGAAGACTACAAACTGTTATACGGTTCCGGTTCAAGCGACATCAAAGGTCTGATGGTATCAGGAACAGCCTGGACTGATGACCTCGCTGATTCGCTGGTTGACCGTGTCATGGTGCTGGATTCAGCCGTTACACAGGTTCAAACAGCCGGATTCAATGCAAATTACATCCTGTTGAATCCTGCCACTGCGATGCAGGTTAGGCAGAGCCGTGATACAGATGGAAACTTCAAAATGCCGTATCCTGTTGCTATCGGAACTGCTCCTATGGTTATCAACGGGGCAACCGTATTGGTTCACCCAAAAGTAGCAGCAGGTGACTTCCTCGTTGGTGACTTTGCAATGGGATGCCAGTTGTGGGATCGCAAGGCTGCAAACATCAAATTCTATGACCAGAACGAGGATGATGCAAAATATAACCTCATTTTGGCAGTAATCGAAGAAAGGCTGGCATTGGTGACTTACCAGGCTACCGCCTTCGTGTTTGGGAACTTTGCCTCAGCTATGGCAAAGGGCAGCGCATAGGCTTAATCACTCTTAATTGAGATTCTAAACAGCAGGCAGGCGGGGAGGATTAGCAGGTCATATCCTCCCTGCTTATAGCCTGCAAAAACAAAAGAAAATGGAAGTAAAGATCATCAACCTAAAACACAGGACAGACCGTTGGGAAGAAATACAACGGCAGGTTAGAGCATTTGGGATAACCGACTACGAAAGGGTTGAAGCAGTACCTGGTGGTTATCTTGGGTTCAATGCTTCAGTTAGGTTAGCTTTGCAGGGTGACGGTGATATGCTACTGTTGGAGGATGACTGTGTTTTCAACAATCATTTGTTCGACCTTCAGGAAGCTATCAAAGAATTGCCTGCTGATTTTGATCTGCTTTACTTGGGTGCGAACGTCAAAAGCCGTCAGCAACGATATTCGGAGCGGCTGTTTAAACTGACTGATGCATGGGCTACTCATGCTATTTACTATTCCGCAAAGGGGCGGAAGTGGTGCAGGGAAAACTACACAGATCAGATAACTACCATTTATGATGAATGGCTCAACACAGTAGGTCAGGATTCAGGATTGCAGAGGTACATTGTGAAACCGTTTCTCGCTGTGCAGGCTGATGGTTATTCTGACATTTGGGCGGCGAATACTGTTTACGGAATCAAAGGTTCGGAGGTAATGCTAAAATGATAAAGCACATCACATTCGCAAGCGACAATATGAGCATATCGGCAGAGTTATGCCGCAAATCTGCATTGGCTAATGGCTGCGATGTGTCACGAATTTACGGTAAAGAAGATATTTTTGGTACTGATTTTCTGGAAAGAAATTATGACATTCTTACACAAAATAGGGGTGTTGGATATTGGCTTTGGAAACCGTATTTTATTTTGCAAGAGCTTGAAACGCTTTCGTTTGATGACTTCCTAATTTATACCGATGCCGGGGTTGAATTTGTGAACCACGTTGATAACCTGATAAATTCAATGGATGATATTCTGCTGTTCCAGAATAACTACAAACATTCGGAGTGGTGCAAAGGTGATGTGATGGCATACACTCCAAATTACTCAGGTAACCAAGTACAGGCTTCAGCGATGATATTTAGAAATAGCATATCAGCTATAATGTTTACAGAACAATGGCTTTCACGTTGTGAGATTCCAGGCCTGATTGACGATTCACCTTCAAAACTTCCTAACTATCCAGGATTCCAGGAACACAGACACGACCAGGCAATTTTGACCTCAGTCGCTGTTCAAAAAAATATACCTATGCATTGGTGGCCTGCTCAATATTTAGATGGTAAATTTACATACGATAAAAACGGACTTACAGACAATTACCCTGTTATCTTTCACCACCACCGCAAAAGAAACGACGAATGGAAATGACCGACCTTGTGAACAGAAAAATAAAGGAGGGTTATATATGATAACCTTCAACGAACTCGGTAAATATGGCAGGCTTGGTAATCAGATGTTCCAGGTTGCTTCTGTTATCGGTTTGGCTACACGGTTCGGGTATGAATATGGATTTCCGCTGTGGGTAAATCACGATCATAAAAACAGGTTCGGAAGTCAAGAAAACATAAACATTTATGAATACTTCCAAAATCCGTTACCGCTGGCGGGTGAAACAGATTGCGACCGCTTCGTTCACTGGGGTTGGCATGACCTTTACGATTTGCAGGATCGAACCAACATCACCGGACATCTGCAAAGCGAAAAGTACTTTGAGCATTGCCAGGAACTTATCCGGTATCACTTTGAACTGAAAGACAAATCAAACGGAGTACCGGAAGATGCTATCTGCATTCATGTCCGCAGGGGTGATTATGATGACAACTATCATCCAACCTTGAAAGCAGATTACTACATGGCGGCACTCCGTGAGATGCCTATTGCTCCGGTTTACGTTTTCTCAGATTCACCTGACGAAGCTGAGCAGATGCTCGGAGATGATTTCATTTATGTACGTGGGAACCACTACATGAAGGATTTACAGATGATGGCACAATGTAGGCACTTTATTTTGTCAAATTCTACATTATGCTGGTGGGGTTGGTGGTTATCAGGAAAGAAAGGTAAAGTAATTGCACCCCGTAATTGGTTCGGGAGAATAGCAGGGATAAGCCCTAAAGATATTTACACAAAAGAAATGCTCGTAATATGAAAATACTCTATCACTTACACGCTTATCCTCCCGTTCACAATGCCGGTGCCGAATGGATGGCTCATTCCATGCTTCGCTGGTTAGTCAAATCCGGTCACGAATGCCATGTACTAACTACCTGCCAGGAAAATTATGAACTTGACGGCGTAAAGATATTCCGTGATGACT